CCCCGGGCGACGACAACGGGCCACGCCGGGGCGGTGCCCCTGTTTTCGACGACGCCGACGTTGCGCGCGTCGGTGGCACCCTCTCCATACGAGAGCGGGTAAGAGAGCCCCTGCGAATACCGCAGCCCCGCTCCCGCCACCGTTCCAGATGGCAGCAGAATCGCAGTGCGCTTCTCAGACGAACGGCGGCGCGGGTCGGGGCAGACAACGGTGACCGTCCCGGACGCAAACGCGCCGACGACATCATCGAGTTTCGTTTCGACATACCCGTCGCAATAGGTGTCCTCCCCGCCGGCATTGACGCGCACCCTGACGATGCGCCCCGCCATTGCCTGCAAGCCCGCGAAGGCCTCAAGCGCAACCGACCTGGAATAGGCGGCGAAATCGATAGTCACGGTGCGGGCGGAGTAAACCACCGCGTCGGAGAGCACGGCGTGTGCGCCGTCTGCGCCCTGTCGCTCCGTCAAATCGACCTTTGCGTCAGGCGTTCCCCACCAGCCTTTGATGGGCGTCCTGTTGGCAGTCCAAAGGCCCTCGGCTGGCGCAAGGGCGAGCCTTACGGCTTTGCTTCCGTCGGAAATCTCTATGAATCCCTCGGTCATGCTAGGCTCGCCTCCCTCATGGCGTTTCGATAAATGATTGGCGCTGCCGTATATAGATCCGAATCGGCTCGCACAACTTTCGTGTTGAACGTCTGCACGATTGTGCGGCCTCGGTCGCCGCCCAAAGTCGAGCCGCTTCCACGAGCAACCCCGACGACAGTGGCAGCGTCGGCCACCGCCTGCGTCGCCGAGATGCCCTCCATCACGGAAGCCATGGCATCCGCAGGCTCGTCCGCCAGCTCCGCGATGCCCTCGGCGAGGCCGTGCACGATGGCGCGGCCGCTGTAAGGCGTCCATCCCTTGCCGCTGAACGGGCCCCGCTTCGCGGGCGAATGCGGCAGGAAGCTCGCGATGCGGTCGACGACGCTGCCGATCGCGTCGCCAGCGGCGCCAATCATCCCCATGATGCCGTCGATGAGGCCCTGGACAATCGCCGAGCCAGCCGATTGGGCCTGGCTGATGATTCCCATCAGCCCGTTGATGAGGTTCGAGCCGAACGTCGAGGCCGCCTCCGCAGCCTTGCCGCCCATGCTCGAAACCCATCCCCCAACGGTGCCAATCACCGAGGAGAGGAAGCCCCCGACTTGCCCCGGCAGCTGTCCGAAGAAGCTCCCGACGCTTGAGAGGAATTGCGAGCCCGCCTGCACGGCCTGGGCCACGATGCTCGCGACCCACGCGCCGATGCTGGCGATAACGCCCGCGAGGAAGCCGCCAATTAGGCCAGGGATCTGCCCGAAGAAGGCGCCCACCTGGTCGACGAAGGATTGCACGCTCGCGGGAACTCCCATGAGGAAGTTTACGAAGTCGGTCACGGCGTTCACGAGCAGCGTCACGGCGTCTACCGCGAAGGTGAAGGCCGCCACCACGACTTCGAGCGCGGCCACCAGCACGTCGCCGAGGAACGTCGCCAAAGGCTCAAGCCACACCTGGGCGTCCGCAACGGCCTGGAAGAAGGCCGACAAGGCCTCGCCAGCCGCCTCCAGCACTGGCATGAGGTATTCGCCCGCCTGGTCTGCCAGGTGCCCGATGAATCCCGCCACCGTGTCTATGACGGTCGCGGCAGCCTCCATGGCCGCTGTTCCATCGAAACTTTCGAGGAACCGCGCGATTCCTTCCGCCGCCTTCGCGCCGAAGTCGGCCACCGTCTGCAACGCGCCCGTTATCGCGTCGGCGAAATGCGAGTTGCCAGTTAGCGCCTCGATATCGCCGTTGAGCATGTTGAGCGCGTTCTTCGCCACGAGCGTGAACGATTCCACGGGATTGTCGCCCATGCTCCACAGCGACTTGAAGCCGTTGAACCTCTGCTCGATTTCGTCGAGCGCCGAATCGAGGTCGTCAACCAGCCCCAGGGCGAAGTCGTTGCCCTCGAACGACGCGCGAAGCGCCTCGATTGCGGTATCGCCTATCTGCCCGGCGGCAGACACGAGCGTTGGGCCGATGTCCGCCACCATTCCAGGCACGGTGCCGATGAGCGTCCCCAGGATTTCGGCCACTCGCGGGACTACCTGCGAAGCCGCCGTTTCAACGCTCGTGACGAGGTTCTCGGTGAGCTGCGACATGTCCGCGTCGGAATCGCCAAGGCCAGTGAGCCAGTTCTCCCACGCGGCCTTCGCCATGTTCAGCGAGCCTTCAATCGTGGTCGCGGCCTCGCGGAAGGTTGTGCCCGCGATCTGCTGCTTCTGCTGGATGAGGTCGATTGCCGTGATGATGTCGGAGAAGCTGTCGATGCTCAAATCGGAAGCCTCGCCGATAGATGCCGCGTACTCGTTGGCATCGGAGATGAGGCGCTTCATCTCTTCCTGCGTGCCGCCGTAGCCCAATTTGCATTCTGTTAATCTGCACCTTCGTCCTTTGTAGCGTTATAAGTGCAGTTCAGACTGTCGCTTCTCCCCGTCGGGAGCCTCTTCGCTCAGTCGTTCACGCTGGCATTACCCTTGC